GGAACGGCAGCGAAGGCATGAACATCACGAACCATTCTTCGTCGTCGTTGACGCTGATCGGCCGGATGCGCGGGCTGGCGGTGCGGGCGATGCGTTTCGCCAACGTGACGGTGGCTGCGGTCATCTTGCCCGTGGTGTTGTTGATCGTCGTCAGCGCGGTCGCCATGACGCCGGAAACGGCGTTGGCCTTGCTGTTGCCAAACAGGATGCGATCGGCGTTGTTGACCATCCAGTAGTTGCGCTGGGCGGCAGTGGCGGCTGCGTAGGAAATCTGCACGCTGCCGTCCGCCGTGACGGCCTCGAGGCTGGTGATGATGTCGGAGCGCATCTTCTCGAGTTCCCAGTTCATCAGCGCCTCGCGCGCCGCGTCCCGGAGATCGATGACGGATTTTTGTTCGTCCCAGTCCGTTACGGCAACGGCATGACGGAACGCGGAGACCGTAAGGCCCAACGAGCGGGCGTTGAGGATTTCTTCGTTGCCTTCAAGCACCGTGTTGCCCGTCACGCCAGCGCCGATCAGGCGGCGAACGGTCGGGAAAACCACGGTATCGCCCTGCTTACGGGTCAGGTCTTCGCGCACCTGGATCATGCTGCCCATGGTTGTGCCCATGTAACGAGCAAACTGGTTTTTCCTGATGTATTCGCTGAAGAAGTCACTATCCCAGATCGTCGGAGTTAGTCCGGCTCTGGCCGGTGTTACATTCATATCGGCCACGAAACGGCCTCCTGTCGCTATGGGGGATGGGGAACGTGAAGCGACGCCCGACTAAAGCTCGGCGACAGCTTGACGCCCGGTCATCCCCCGGCGACGGGTCGCACCATGTTTAAGGCCCTGGCGGCAGGCCGGCGCCCGTTAACCCCGGCGACGGGTTGCCTTTGCTTCCGCTAATACGCCCGTTTTGTTGCCCGGCGACGGCGGCGGTTGCTCTGGCAGTTTGGCTCCCAGCAGTTGAGAAAGGTCCAGCCGGAAGGCGGCTGATTCTTCCTCTCTTGTGGCTTCCACGATCAGTCTAGCATCGACGACCGATTCCGCTATAGCGCGGTTTTTCTCGGCGACAGTCTCCGGCACGCGGCGGCTCAGGCGCGCGGCGTAGATGATGGCGGTCAGGGTCGCGAGGTCAGGCAATATTCAACTTCCTCTCACGCCAGTGACGTGTATAATCGTGGATGCGGACTGACTTTCTGGGCACAAACCCAGACCTCATTGAAGCTCCGAGTATATCCGCAACAATCAGTTCGCTCGATACACGATTCCCGGCCGAAAGGTCGGGACCTCTTTTGTGGTCACTGCGACCATTTGTCCCCCCGGATAATCCCGATCACGGTCGTGCTGTTCAGTTCGGTGTTCAGCACCGCCAGCGTCTTGCTCATGGTGGCCAGCTTGATATGCGTCGCGGCCCAGACGGTGAAATCGGCCAACACGTCGGCGTGATATTGCTCGAGTGGTGTGAGCGTCGGCGTGGGATCGGGTGGCGGCGGTGGAGACGATCCCAGAAACGCGATGGGCGACAAATCGAGGACCGGGCGATCGGTCAGGATGGTGCCGCCGGACGTTAACCCGAACACATCGTTAGCAGTAACGCCAACAGAAAAACCGCCAGGGTTAAGCAACAAATAACCGCCAGGGTCATCATTAACAAACGTATTGTCTCTGATCGACACGGTTCCGGCACCATTGCTCGCCCCCTCCTCACCGTAAGCGATGATAGCCGGGTTTTGCGTATTCGGGCCTTGCTGGATGACGTTGTTGGCGACGGTGGCGTTCCCGGCGTTGGGAAGGTCGATGCTGTAACTGGCGGACCCGTTGTTATCGAAGATGCGGTTGCCGGTGATGACATTGTTGGCGGCGCGGCTTTTGACCTCGTGTCCCACGGCGGTGTCGTGGATGTAGCTGTTGGCCAGGGTGAAGTTGGCGATGGCTCCGACATAGATGCCGTGGGTGTGGCCGCTTCCGTCCCCGTTGAAGGCGAACTCGGAACGATTGACAGTGATGGACCCGTTGCTGTCCGCCGCACCAAGGATGCCCTCCTGGTTGTCGTGGATGAACACGTTATCGAGCGTCAGCGCACCGCCCTGGTAGCGGATAGCGGCCCCGTTTTGGTCGGGCACGGTGACACCGGATATGTCGAAGCCCGAGATCGAGACCGTCCCGCTCTCCGTGATCATCGCCTTGCCGTCCGGCGGCTGGGCGTTGTCCGTGACCATGCGAACCCAGCCACCCACGGCAACGAGGTTTAGGTCGTGGTCGATCTGGAGCCAGTCGTTGGTGTAGGTGCCCGCCTGGACCTCGATGGTGTCGCCCGCCTGGGACGCATCCACGGCGGCGTCGATCGTGGCGTAGGTCTGGCCAGGTCCGACTGAAAGCGTGCTCATCCGCGCCGCGCCGGACGCGCCAATATGTCACTGAGCGAGGGCGGCCCCGCGAAGCCGTTGGTGCCACGTGGCGCGGCCGATCGCGCACTGGCTAAAGACGGAGGAAGGCCGGCGGCGGGCGATACACGCTGCGCCGCACCACCCTCGGCTTCCCACTTCGCGCGCTCTTCAGCCGCTATCCTGGCCCGATACGCCGCCGGATCGGTGCCGATTTCCTCATGCAGCCGCGCCGTGGCGTTGTTGTCTATCATCCACTGATACGGATGGGGTTTCGAATACAGTTCGTTCCACAGCCTGGGATCATCCTGCGTCCGCCGCTGGAAATACTCGGTCTCGGCGTCGATGACTTCCTTGCCGTGCTTGTCGAGCGCCATCATCTCCGAAGTATTCAGCCGCTCATTGAGCACGACGCCCCTGACCCTGCGCGTATATCCCTCGGGATCACGCGCCGGGTCGATCGGTTCGAGCATCGCGGGCGGTGTGGACTGTGGTGGCGGTTTGCGTGCCTCCTCCAGTTGCTTAAGCAGCATGGCCTTCTCGGCCTCGGCGGCGGACGCGCGAGACTTCCAATCCTGTCTGCGTTGGCGTTCCTTTTCGTAGGCGCTGCGTGGGACGTTGGGTTGTCCCGGTTCCGGCTCACCGGGTTCGTCGTCCTCTGGCTCCGGGGCCGCCTTGGCAGCGGGCGGCTTGTCCTTGCTGCCACTGCCCCCACTGTCCGGCGCGGCCTCTGGCGTCGCCTTGGGCGGCTCCGGCGCGGGCGTCTCAGCGCCCTCGGGTTGGGCGCCGCTGGATAAGAAGGCGTCGAGTTGGGATGGTGTTTCAGACATGGATTTTCTCTGGACCTATGGGCGCCATCGATGTAGGTGCGTGGCGCCGACTGATGACCTCTTCCGGGCCGCGAGACCCGGACCTCATTGAAGATGCCGCGCGATCAGCATGTCGCCAACGCGATGCACAATAACGGGTCATTGGTCGGCACTCGGAGCGAGCGCATTTTGTCTCGCCACCATTACATTATTAATCCTTTCGACAGCGGAATGGCGCAGGTCGTTCGCCCGCGCCTCGTCCGCCGCTGCCTTGGCGTGCCTGCCCCTGATATCGGCGTCGTCCATCGCCGCCTGAACCTCCGGCGGGACCACGGTTCCGGGATCGGACGGCGGGTCGGGTGGCGCGTTCATCTCGTTGTGCATGACATGCGTGTCGGCGATGTGATGCACGGTCGCGTGCTGCCGCTCCTTGGCCAGCGCGAAGTCCGCCGCCGCCTTGGCCCGCGTCGCCGCGGTGTCGGCCTCGGCCTTGTCCTCGGCCATCTTCTGCACTTTCTGCTGCGTCTGCGCCTGCGCCTCCTGGCGGTCTTTCAACATCTGCAACAGGTCTTCTTTGTTGCGGAAATTCGACGCCGCGATCAGCATTTCCGGCGGGATCAACCCCGGTTGCGTGCCCGCCAGTTGCAACAGGTTCTGGAACTGCTCGGCCTGAATGCTCGGAACGTCGATGCCCTCTTCAATCGTAATATCAACGTCCATATCGGTGATGTCGTTCTCAACCCGTATCACCTGTTGGAGTCTGGGATCGCCAGGAACCAGTCGCATCATCTGCATCGCCTGGGCGCGTTGATCGTCCGGCAGCGCCGCCAGTTCGTCCATGAGTCGCACCGGCTGGTTGATTCCAACCCAGCGCGTCGAATTGAGTTCGTCCGTCACCCGCACCCAACGCCCCGCCGTCCAGTATTGACGCGCGGCCATCCACGCGATCGACAGCAGATCACGATTCCACATCCGCAACGTATCCGCGATCGGCTCGTGCGCCGCCGCGCCGCCCGCCTGCTGCGCGAGGATCGCCCGGCCGCTCAACTCACGCGGATCGGTGCCGGACATCGATGCGTTCGGCCCGCTGGCCTGCATTTCCGCCGTCGCGTGCTGGAGCAACTGGAACTGGCCGACAGCCAGGTCATTGCCTCTGTCGATCTCGAATTTCATGCCTGGATTGACAACGATCACGCCATCCGGACGCGCCACCTCACGCCGCGCCTTGTCTATGTCCGCGACCGCTCCGTCTTCCGTCACCACCTGGGCGACAGACAACAAATGCAGTGCCTTACTGCGGCGTTTGTTGACCTCATCTTGCATACTGATCAGGTCGCGCACCATGCCGTAACGATTATTCTCGCGGTCAATATGCGCGCTGGTCATGCGGAGGCCGCAGGCTGATTTGCCGCGGGCGTCGAGAAATGGGGACTTCGTGGGTTCCGCCAAGAAGCCGACGCGGGTGTAGGTCGAGACCCACCACTCGTTCCGCTCCTGCCAATGGCATTGCACGACGCGGATGCGCTCGCGCTTGCTGTCGCACCACACGATCTCATGGGGCCGGTCGGTGTAGCTTCCAGTCTGCGTCTGGAACGTATCGCTGATCAGGTCTTCCGCGTCGGGCCACGTTTCGACGGCTTGCTCGCGGTCCATCCAGATCACGATGCCGCGATGGCGCGCGTCGCTAAAGTCCAGTCGGCGCGAATGCGGGTCCCACCACAGCCGGTCGAACGGCACTTGCTCGAACGTGATATCGGCGCCGCCCTTGCCGTCGTCCACCAGCACGATCTCGGCGCCGCCGACGCCCTCAACCATGAGATTTTCGTAAACATCGCTGCGGATCAGCGGGAGGTTGTTATCGTCGCTCATGTAGCGCAGCGCCTGCGTCGCCGCGTCCGCTTTGTCCTCGTCAACGGGATTGCGCGCGAACGCCTTCGGGTCGGTCCTCGATTTCCTCTCAAGGCCGCACATCAGTTCGACCTTGCGGCTCACGTAATTGATCGTGACCTCGGGCTGGCCCCTCAGCTTCAGCGCTTCCTTTTCAGCGGATGACCACTGGTAGCCGTCTTTGTAGTCGCGATCCCGTTGCGACCATTTTCTGCCATCATCGGTCGCGCGCTCGCTGTCCTCGAACCACTGGACCATCCGCGCGTGCAGGTCGTCCAGATCGCGCGGGTAACGATCGTCGGCGATGCCGGGGCCGCCTTTCGGGCGCGACGCCTCGGCGGCCTCGGGGTCCATCGGCGGATCGGGGTAGAGCGACTGGCTCATGTGGTGGAGTCCGTGACGAGACCGTAGGCCGCCAACGCGGTCAGCAGAGACGCGAGCGCCGCGTTCCCGCCCTTGGTGCCGGTCACGGCGGGCGTGGCGATCACGCGGCGGATGACGTTGCCTGTCCCGCCCGCGTTCGCCAGAACGATCGCCGCTCCATTCGCCTGTTGGTTATCCAGAACGCTGTCGAACGTGCTCGCGCCCAACGAAATGTTGGTTGTCTGATTGGACAGGGTATTGCACGCGATGATATTGCCGCCCTCATTGAACCCGGCTCGCGTCATGGAAACGCCGATGGTTCCGTTAACGATGGCGTTGTTACATATCTGCGTGCCTTGCGCGTTCGTCATCGCGACGTTCGCCGCGCCCGCTCCGGTAAGATAGCAGTTGGAAAACTGGCCGATATCGACACAATCCAACGCCAGTGATGACTGTATGGCGTTAATCATGCAGCCCAGCATGACGGGTTGCAGTAATTTCACGGCGGCGGCGCCAACCGGAGGGAAGCTGGCCATATCCCAACCATTCGTCACCGTGAACAACTGGCACGATATCGCGGTGATGCCCTCGCAATAGTCCGTCTGCCTGAAACCGGACGCGGCCAGCGATACATGCACGTTGTGAAACGAGCCATACACCAACTGGCCGAACATGACGCCGGACGTGCCAGCGATCGGTTGCCCGGTGCCGCTATCGACAACGCCAAGGAACGCCACGTTCTCCAGCACGACGTTCCAGAAACAGTGCTGCGACCCGGTTGGTGTGCCGATCGGCACGAACTCAATGCCGCGCGTGAATGTGCGTGCATAGGGCGAAGCGGCGGATGATACGTTGGCGCTAATGGTGATGTTGTTACCGACGAAGCTGGGGAACACCTGCGATCCGCTGACACCAACCGTGACCTGTATCGCGGAGCGCGTCGGCCCGGTCGGATTGTTGCCGACGAAGCGGACGTTTTCCACTTCAAACGTCTTTTGCAGGCTCGGCGTCGGATCGCTGAACACGAACGCCGGCCCGGACATCTGGCACACGATGGTCGAACACCAACCATTCGCCGTCGCGCCCATGATTTTACACGACTTCGTTAATGTGATGGTCTGGTTAAGGTTGATTCCATCGATGTCGGAACTACTGATGTCGAGCACACCGCCATTCTCAGGCAACGCCGCGATCGCCGCGAGCATGGTCGCGGTATCGATCGCGGCGTTTCCGGTGCCGATCTGGCCGTGATCCTGAACGTGGATGA